TAATTTTATGATTAAGATATAAATATACTAATTTTTACATTTACATTCTTTCTTTAACAAATCTACTTCTGCTTTTAGTTCTTGTATTGACTTAACTAATAAAGGAACAATTTTAGAATAATCAACAGACTGCATTTCTTCTGCATCTTTTTCACCATTTACTGCTTGAGGTAAAACTTCTTGAAGTTCGTGTGCCATTACACCATAACTTCTGCTTTCGTCTGATTTCCATTTAAAGTCATAAACAGGTATTTTAGAAACCATATCTAATCCTGCAAAGTCTTGTAAATCTTCTTTTAATCTATAATCAGAAGATGTGTTAAAAGCAGTTGCAGAACCATTAGTTGTTATTGAACCTACCCAACTATTTCCATTTCCAAAAACCATATGATTAGAAGTTGCAGTTCCATCAGAACCACTATATAAAGCATAATTGTCTTGTGCTTCTATAAATAAAGAGTCAGCATCTGGGTCAGCAAAAGTTGTGTTAAATCCAATATCACCATCACTTGTAATACGCATTCTTTCTGTATAAGTAATAGCATTACCTGCTGTTCCTGAAGCTGCATTATACCAGCTATGTTCTCCAGCAATATCTTGTAAATATAAAGTAGCAGCACCATCTACTAAATATTTATTGTTTAATACATAAGTGTTTCCTACAGTTACATTGTTTGTTGAAATACTTGTTGCAACACTTGACCCACTCGTATATCCTGCAATAGCAGAACCTGAATTTATTTGTAATGGCTTCCAAAAACTACTCCAAACAGATGAAGGTGTAACTCCAAGACCTAATCTTCCAGAATTATCTATACGCATTTTTTCACTACCATCAAGTAAAAATTCAATAGTAGAAGAACCACTTACGCCACCAAAGTCTGATGATATTTTTAGATTATCACTTGAGCCATCTATTTTGTTTTGACCTAATTCAATAATACCTGTTGTTAAAGCTACATTTCCTGCAAAAGTTGCGTCTGTTCCAATAGTTGCTAAAGTTGTTGAAAATGAAGATTGAGCAGTTGATAAATTCCAAGCAGTAGGTCTTAATATAACTTCTCCACTTGAAGCTGTTCCAATTACATTATATGCTGTACTTGATTTATAATATTGAGCAGCAGTTACAGTTCCTGCAAAAGTTGCGTTTCCAGAACTGTCTATTGTTAGTCTATCTGATGTTGTAGTACCATTATAATAATCAATAACAAAATCATTGCTTGACCTTTTTAATCTATAATAATTATTATTAGCAGCATTTTCAAAATATAATGAAGCAGCATCACTTCTTATTTCCATAAAGCCATTTGCTAAAACACTTGGTGCAGTTACATTTCCTGCAAAAGTTGCGTTTCCTGTATTTGTAAATTGTAATGCAGTAGTTGTTGTAGTTTCATTTCTAATTGCAAAACCATCATTACTAACTCCAGAAGTTCCTGACATTATACTCCACACATTACCCCCACTACCTGTATTATTTATTCTTATTCTTGAATGTGATTGGTCTGCTGAATTAATTATTAAACCATAAGCTACACTTCCATCAGTTGTAACATTTAAATAGCCACTTGGCAAAGTTACATCTCCTGCAACTAAAGTATTTCCACTTGTAGCATTTACTGTAAACTTATCTGTATTGATTGCTAAATCTCCTGCAAAGGCAGTATTTCCACTTGCTGCAGCTACCGTAAATTTATCTGTATTTACTGCAAAATCTCCTGTTGAACTTAAATTAGTATTTGTTGTTAATGAGCCATCAACTGTAATTGCACTTCCTGATTCTGAAACTATTGAATCTGCTATTACTTGCGTTGCAGACCATTTAGTTAAATTACCTGTTGTTCCAGTTCCATCTACTTGTGAATGATCTAATTTAGTCCATTTATTGTTTGCTCCTGCAATAACCCAATCTCCTACAGTCCAGTTAGATATACCATTTAACGTAGTAGTACCCCCAACGCTTACAACGTAATAATGTCCTTGTGTTATAAATGGCGAATTGTCTATTGTATAATCTTCACCACTTAACATTATATCTGCATCAAGTGAAAGTGTTGTATTGCTATCTATATTTGTAACTAATGCACTTTGACCATCAACTTGGTTTATTACTTTATCTCCTACTGTTACTGTTGTAGTAAAACTTGCAGAACTATCAATTAATTTATTTGCCTGAATACCTGTTGTTGTTCCGTTTGCAGCTTCACCACCACCAGAACTTAATACAGGTGAATTTGTATCTGCATCCCAAGAACCCATAAATCTTAAACCACCAGCTAAACCATTTACTTGTGATTGTAATTTTCCAAATCCTTCAAGTATTGTATCTGTTGCTAAAACAGAACTTGCTGAAGGCGAAGATAAACCTGTTAAAACTTTACCTGTAACCGAATTATTGTCTAATGTTACTGCACCACTTACATTTCCTGATCCATCAACACTTGATATTGTTCCTGTTGCTTGACCTGTTATAGATAAATCTCTTGCAGTTTCCCAAGCAGTAGCAGTATCTGCATTTCCAGTCAAATCTCCAACTACATCTCCAGTAACATTTCCTGTAACATTCCCAGTAACGTTTCCTGTAAGATTTCCAGTAACATTTACATTTATTGAACTTGGTAAACCTATTTGTATTTGTTGACCTGAACCTGATGTTTCTATTTCGTTTGCAGTACCTACAACACTAAATGTTTGTGAATTTAAAATTACTGCACCACTTCCTGAATCGGTTGTAAAATCTAAATCACTTGCATTATTTAAACTTTTTACATAAGCAGTTGTTGCTACTTTTGTTGAATCGTCTGAAGATGCTTGTGTTGTAGCCGTAACGCCATCTGCTAATACAGACGTTGCAGTTACGTTTCCTGTTAAATCCCCAGTAACATCTCCTGTTACATCTCCTTGTAAATTTCTATGTACAGTTGCAGGTAAACTTAAACTTAATCCTTGACCTGAAGCAGCAGTTACAATTTGATTAGTTGTTCCTGTTACAGCAAATGTTTGTGTGTTTAGGTTTACATCTCCTGTTCCACTATCACCAGAAAAATCTAAATCAGAAGCTGCATCTAATATGTCTACATATGCAGTTGTAGCAACCTTTGTAGAATTATCTCCTTGACTTTGTGTAGTTGCAGTTGATCCGTCAGGCAATACAACACCACTTGAATCAAAAGAAATTGTTAATGTTTGGTTTGATGCTAATGTTGTAATTTGATTTGCAGTTCCAGCAATGTCTAATAATTGGCTATCTAAATCAACAGACCCATTTCCTGAATCTCCTTCAAAGTCTAAATCTTGCAATGTAACGTGTCCTTGAACATAATCTATAATAGCAGCAGTTGTAGGTATAGAAGTGTCGTTATCGTTGTTTAAAACGCCATCTGCAGCATCTACAAACTTGCTTATTGTAATGTTTTCTCCTGTATCTTTTAAAGAACCAAATTCTAAAATAGCAGTAACCTTAAAATCTCCTACGTTGTTTATATAAACACCAGTAGAATTTCCTGATCCGTCTGTTAATTCTTTTAAAGTTGCAGTAATTGCAGCATTATCAATAGTTTTTATTAAACCTTGATAAGTATCTGATATTCTTGTGTTAAATAGACTTGCCATATTTCTTTGTTTTTTCTTGTTTCTTTAAAAACGTTTTTAATTTTTCTATATTTTTTTGTTTTGGTTTATATCTCATAATACCCACCCATTAAATAAAGCGTCATAGTCAGGATATATGTCATCATTTGTATTACTTGTGTATTCAGGATAATCTGACTGATTAAATGACATAAAATCAATAAAACGTCTTGAATAATATTCCATAAATTCACGAGCCTTATCTACTAAATAATCTACTTCGTTTTTGCTTACTGTTTCGCTTGTTTCTGATCTATGTTTAAATACACCCCCATTTTTTATAGCGTAACTTGCAAAAGGAATATAATATACTTGAGCTGCCCATATTAACATAGGTTGCAAATAGGTGTTTAGTAATGTTTTATATTTAGCATTTTGAACGTCATCAATTTCTCCATTAGCAATTAATGTTGATATTTTATTATATAAATCCGTTCCTGTATAATTTTGTATATCTATTTCTTGTGCTATCTTGATAAACTGTATAAATTTATCAGTATCTACATTTCCATCTATTATGGAATTTCTAACAAGGTCGGTTCTATTTATAAATAATGCTGTTGCCATAGTTTTCTATTTTGGGTATGCTCCTTGATTTGGCATATTAACAGGTGCTATTTCTGATTGTTTAGTACCTCTTGGATTCTTTATATATGTTTTTGGTATTGTTCTTGTTTTTTTGTAATCACTTAAATCTTTAGAAGGTTTAGTGTTTGCTTTTAATCTATATAATTGACGCATCCATTTATGTCTACAATAAATGCCACCCTTGAATTTAAACAAGTCGTATGCTTTGCCTTTATGACCAAGTTGTTTATTAACTCCTTCTCTTGATGCTTTGTCAATATCTTCTAATCTATAAACAATACCTGTTCTTGATAAACGCATCATATTCTCACAAAAATCTCTTGTTGAATTACTTGGTTTTTTAGAACCTACAACATATTTATATCTAATCTTATAGTTTTTAGAATCTAAATAACTAAAGCCATCTGGTTTAGCAGTAATTTGATCTTTTAATTGTTGAAATAAATTCTTTTTTTCATCAATACATATATTTGCCCAATCTTCATCACTAATTTCAGAACCTTCTTCTAATTCATCTACAAGTTCCCATTCATCACCAATTACTTCACCTTTTAAATTTTCTAAAATAACTTCTCCAAGTTCACTTGACATTTTAATAGGAATACAATTAGGAACTAATCTTCCGTTTTTAACTTTCATTCCATATTGCTCATATCCAGCTTGGCAAGGTTTTTTTAAGTCAATTTCATCGTGAGATTTACAAGGCATATACCATACTTTATCTCCTTCTTTGTGTTCGTGATGTCCTTCACAACCCATTTCTTTGGCTGCTGCTTCTGCTTCTTCTTTAGTTTCATAAACCTTTAATCCGTCTATTTCTTTTAAATTAATAGACATTTTAATTCCAGTTTCTTCTTCAATTTCTTCATCTGTTTGTACACTACGATCAACATCAGTAAATTCTAATGGCTGTAACGTGATAAAGTATAGGTTTAAAGCAATATTATTATAAGCAAGTATATTGTCAAAGGAATCTATTAAAAGTTCCTGAAATGGTCTAATAACAGTATTATCCATAAGCAAGGATGCTGTTTTAATTTCATCTGCATTGTTCCCAAGACCTGTGTTGTCTTTTATACCAAGTAACATTGGACTAACAACCCTATGAGCTACTAATACTTTACTTTGTGATTCGTCTGATAAAAATTGATATTGATTGTGAGCATCACTTAATTGAACTGGTGTTATTTCTGCTTGTGCTTCTTTATTGTCGTTAAATGATAATATAAATTTACCTGCATTACTTGTTCCACTAAATTTTTGTGCAATTCTTGCTTCAATAAGTTCTCTTTCTTGTGGATTAGGCGTTCCATTGTTAAAATTAATTAACATAGAAGGACTTAATCCATTCATTATATTGTTTAAGTGATAATTAGAGATTTCTTCTTCTAATTCTGCGTATTGTATGCCACCTTGATAATCTACAGGTGCATAATAATAAAAACCAGACTTATATGGCTTGATATAGTAGATTTCTATGTTTTCATTAGACATTCCAAAAGCTGGTATTCTTAATGGCTTGTCAGAAGGCTTTAATTTAGCCCAATCTTTAAAATAATAATACGCAGCTACTTCTCCTTCTTCATTACATTTTTCTGCTCGTAATGTTTCGATAGGCATATGTTCTATTTGTGCAATTTTAGTTCTGTCTTTAGAATAAATGACTTGTATAGCACATTGACCCATAAGTTTAAGGTCATAACAAAGTTTTCTTACAATATCTTTTTTAAATAATGTAATCATTTGAGCATACTGTTCTGGTTTTTTATTTGAATCAGTAGCTCCTAATCCTTTACCATAAATTTGTTGGCTTATACCATTTATACAAGCATTGTTTGTAGGACTTCCATTGTATCTGTCAATTAAGAATTGAAAATAATTATTATCTTCTCCATAACCTATCCATTCTTGATTTGGAACTTCTGTTACTTCAGGACTTGTATAGGTGCTTAAATTAACAAAACTAATTTCTGATTTAGAATCTTTTACAAATTGACCTAAACTATTTCTTTTTCTTTTTTTCATATTACAATGTAATCATTATTATAAGAATTATCTGTAATGTATTGATCTTTATTTATGTCATAATATAAGTTATCACTTTGATCTATTTCTTGATCTGTACAGAAAATTCTGTCTTTAAATATATCTACAATATTTGTAGTGTCTATATTCCAAAATTCATTATAAACCTCCCAAAGAAAATAGTTTGTATTCCAAAAGTTTGGGTCTGTATATAATTCTAAATCGTAAAAATGACCTTCCACAAGTACAGGACTAAACGCTTGTGAAAATGTTAAATAATTTCCAGATGTTACAGCGTTGTTAATTTCATAAACAGTTGTAACGTTTGTACTGTCATCTCTAATTGATAAAGTAAATTCATCTCCATATACTCTTGGGATTACTTCAAAGTTTTGAGCAGCAGTAGTAGTCTTTAATACAATCATTTGTATATATAACGTAAGAAATAACTTATTTTGTTAAAATGTTAATGCAAAAAAAAAGCACCCCGAAGGATGCTTAATTTTTAATATCAATAAATATTAGTTTGGTGTGATTTGAGTAGCATCACCAACAATTAATCCTGAATCTAAAAAGTAAGGAGCTAATTCTTCTTGTCCTTCCATTACTAAAGTAAATCCTGATAAATCTCCAGCAGCAGCTCCAGTAACTACAGTTCCTGAAACAAATTCCATTCCATTTTCAAGTCCACATAAGAACTGATTTCCATAATAATCTTCAACAACAACATATGGTCTTGCAACTGCAATTTCTTGTAATTCAGCTTGAGTAGCAGCATCAAGGTATGTTAATGTTAAGTTTAAAGTTTGAGTATAAAAAGTAGTTCCATTTTCTCTTGAACTTGTTACAGTCGTTTCAAGTGAAGAATTACCTTTTACATCGAATTGGTACCAATCTGGTTGTGTTCCTGAAATAGTTGTTACTTGTTTTGTAGATGAATCTACTGTAACTCCTGTAATGCCTCCAAAATCACCAAACCAAACTGTTTTTATGCCACCGAAGGCACTTTTACAAGGTAACTTTCTCCCTGTGTTTAATGTACAAGCCATAGTTTATATTTTTTTATTAAAAAAAGGGTAAGTAGGTTCATACCCACCTACCCTTATTTTTGGTTAATTTAATTTATTAAGAATAAAGTACAATATCACTTCCGATTCCGTACTGAACTCCTGCAGTAAACCTCATAATTACTCTAACGTTTTTAGATCCGTCAATGTCAGCCATATCAATTAATTTGACAAGGTTATGGTCTGATAAAAGTCCAGTTCCAAAGTAAAGGTTAGATTTTTCAGCAGCAACTGCAGTATCGTTTGGTAATCCATTAGCAACAAAGATTTTCACACCATCGATAGAAAGGTTTTCACCATTTCCAAACCATAATGTTCCTTTGTTGTCGATACCATTTGCAACACCACCTCCGTTAGCGTCAGTAATAGCAGAATATCCTCCTAATGCTCTAACATATGCTTTAGCAATGTTTTGAGATACATAAATGTAAAGATCATCTTTACCATAAAGAGTTGAAGGAATTGCATCTACAATCTTACCAAGTTCTGCAATAACGTTACCTGCATTTACTGTTGTTCCTACAACATCATTTACAGTTCCATCTGCAGTCATTAATGGAACAAATCCATCAAATTCTCCTACGTTACCTGTAGCACCATTCCAAACGTTTTGCTCTGTTTTTTGTGCAACTTCTTTAGCAACGTGTGCAATTAAGAAACTTGCAAAATCAGGTGGCAAATTATCAAAAGCAGAATAGCCCATAGATACAGCACCCCAGTCTGATTCAAAAGGTGTTTTACATAATTCAAGATTAACTTGAAATTGCTCTGGCTGGATAATTCTTTCTGTAAGTGTTACAGACCCAGCAGAAGTGAAATCACAAGATTCATCAACAATTAAACCAGAAGTAGCAACCTTTTTGATTACTTCTTTATACTTAATGTTTGGTTTAATTTCGATAGCACCCTGACTTAATGTGTTACCACTCAAAAGAGCAGCAGCGATATACTTACCTGCAAATTCTCCAGCATAAGTAGTAGTAATAGTTGGTTGTGGCATAATTATTTATTTTTATTTATTTATTTATTTATTTGTTGAAAAATTAAATCTATTGTAGACGGTTTTCTTTTTGGACTAATTTTAAAATGTTCCATTTTTGCATTTCCAGCTTCTGGATTATGCTTGATAGGAGCAGCAGCAGGTTGTGATAATTCTTCCTTTAATTGCTCGTTAACTTCAAATTCTTCTTTAATAGTTCTGGATTTAGGTTGTCTTGAAACTTCTTCTTCCATTTCAACTTCTTCTTCCATATTTTTTTCTCCTACTTTAGATTTAAGATCAGCAATGGCATCTTCAAGATTTTTAATTCTTTTTTCCATTCCTGCCCAGTCATCTACTGCAGCTTCTTCTCCATCATCAACAAGTTCTTCTTCTTTTTCTAAATCTTCAGTTTCATCTTTAGATTCTTCTTCTTTTTGTGGAACTTCGTCAGATACTTCTCTAACGTCATCGATAATTCCTTCTTCTGCAACAACTACAAGTCTACCATCTTCAAGTAGGTATTCTCCTACTGGCATAGCAACTTTTTCGTCATCTGTAAGAATGAATATCTCTTTACCTTTTTCAAACGATTCTGCTTCTACGCGAGTACCGTTTTCTAATTTTTGTTCTTCAAGTTTTACCTCTATGTTTAGAAGCGTCTTGATTTGATTTAACATTTCAGTTGATTTCATAATTATATATATAACGTTATTAATTTATTTTTTTGCATTTTCAAATTGTTCTTGATATAACTCCTATGCCTTGCGCCCATAAAGAGCCATCACAACATTTTCTTGAATAAGTATTTTTGTCTTTACAGAAACAAGCACGTCTTGATCCTTTAGGACTTGAATAACTTGGAAAAAAGTCTTTTTTAAATCTACTCATTAATTATTCTAATTATTTAGGCTCGTTGTATAATCTTGGTAAATCTTTAACAAGACCATCTAATTTTCTTGACATATCTTGCGCTTCTTTTAAACCATCAATAGCTTTAAAATCTACACCTAAATCCATAGCAGCTTGAGTAATATCTTTAACATCATTTTCTAATTTATTTCTATCACTTGCTACATCTTTAATTACTCCTTGAAAATTTTGCCAAGCCTTTCTATATGACATAAATTCACTATCAATTTTAGATTCAGCTTTACGTAAGTTGTCATCTAATTTTTTTAAGTCTTTTAAAATACTTGGAGCTTTACGTGCTAATTCTACTTTTTCTAATTCAACTTTTTCTGATTTTAATTCAGTTTGAATCATACTGAATATTTTGTTTATATGCTTACTCATAGTTATATTTTAATATTTTTTTATAAAGAATTTAATGTTTTACTTATCATCCCTTGTAATTTTGTTGTTCTTTTAGATAATTCTTCTGCTTCATTTTTTCTTTTAACAGTTTGTTTTGGAATATCTACACCTAATTCTTTTGCAGCTTTTTCTACTTTTGTATAAATATTTAAAACCTCATTTGCATAACTTTTTGTTCTTACTGCTTTTGATTTATAATCTCTTACAGCATCTATTGCCTTATTTCTATCTTTAGCTAATTTACTTCCAATAGATTTCATTTCATTATATGCCTTAACTAAATCATCAAGTACCGTAAGTTCTACTTTTTCGCCTTTAACTATTTTTTCTATTTGACTTAATAGTAAGTCTGCTTGTTTTTCTGACATATCTTCTTTTATTGATTCTTTAGGTCGTTCCATTTTATCTGCAAAGTAGCCTTCTATAGAAAACCCTTTTACTTTACCAGTTTTTACATAGTCATTCCAGACTTCATCATTGTTTACTTTGACAGCTCCCATCCAAGTTCCTACAGGTACATTCATACCATACTTTCTTGATTTGTCGTGTACGTCATCTTCTACAATCCAAGATTCTACTAAACTTAAACCACTTAATGAATGTTGGTGTTCTAATGTTGAATTGTTTTGGTTACCCTTTGTCAAATACATTTGGGATGCTTTTAAGACTGTATCTTTAGAGAAGTATATATAATATTCATCTTCTCCATTATTTCGATATATAGGCTTATTTGGGATTAATAAAGCACCCATTAATATTTTTTTATCTTTATTAACTTCTGCAAGTTTAACTTCATCGCTTTTTAAAGCAACAAAATCTTCTTCTATGGCAGGATTTTCAACTATGGATATTGCTTCGATTCCAGAAGCATCTTGATCTTCGTCTAAAATTAATTCGACTATTTTCATATATTATATAACGTTTTTAATTAATAATTTTGCATTTATATTGTTGCACCTTCTACAATATTTCTTTCAAGCCCTTGTGCAGTCGTTACATCATTACTTACAACGTATGCTCTTACTGGTTCTTGTGCTTGACTTCCTATTGCATCTGCTAATTGACTTGTTGCTCCTTGACCCACTACATTAAAAGCTGGTGGTGCAGATGGTGTTGGGGGAACAGATGAACCTCCTGTTGAACCACCTCCTGAAAGTCCTGCAGGTGGCGTTGGGTCAGGCGTTGATGCTATTGTTTTTACATTTGCTAAACCTGCTGCCGTTATTGCTGCTGCACTTATAAAACCAAATATACCTCCTTGAGCATATGCCTTTGTAGCACCTGCATAAGTATCTCTAATAGCTTGTACTATTGCTATAGCTTTACCAAACTTTGAGTTTTTACCTACAATACTTGCAATGTCTGTTAATGCCTTCATTGTTAGTTCTGCTTTAGCTTTGTTTAATTGTTTTTCTAAAGAAATTTGTTCATTATTATTTTCTTGTTGAAAGGCAAGTAATTCATTGTTGGCATCTACATAGGCTTGTGTTCCTTGTTTGTATTGATCTCTTTTTTCTGTTAATCTTTTAGCTTCTATTTCGCCTTCTTTTTGTGCAATATCTAATTGAGCCTGTAATCTTAAATAATCATTCTCTATTTGTTCTGCTGTAAATTCAGATTGTGCTTTATTTCTTTCTGCTTCTGCATCACTTATAGATTGATTTAATTCTTTCTGTTCTCTGTCTAATGCTAAATCATTTGCTTTTTGTTCTGATCTAAATCCTGCAACAGTAGCCTGTACTGCTAACAATTCATTTTGTGCTTCAATTAAAGCTATTTGGTTTTCATCATTTTCGTTTTTTTCAAATTGTGTTTGAGCAGCAGCAAGTATAGCATTGGCATTACCTAACATTGCTTTTTCTTGTTCATCTAATACAGCGTTCAATTCATCATTGGCTTTCTTTCTTTCAGCTATAGTATTTCTTTCTTCATCTCTTACTTGTCTTAATGTTTCTGCTTGTAAGTCATACTTCTCAATTAATCCTTGATTTTTTACTGCTGCCAATTCTGCTGTTTTAGCAAGATTAACATTTGCAGTTGCAGCTTCAACAGTTTCTTTTACATAATTTGTAGTAGCAGTAACAACTTTATCTACTACTTCTACTGTTTTGTCAAATGAATCGTCAACACCTGTAACAACATCTACTAATTCTTTACCTGCATTTTTAGCTGAATCTAATGCACCTGCAAAATCTCCTTTGAATACCTTAACTACTGCTTCTGCTAAATAACCTAATGCTTCTATTGATGATAGCACCCTTTCAATAACATTTTCTTTTATTGCATTACCAAAGTCAATCATATTTTGAACAGGATCATCAAACGCTGCTTTAAAGAAATTTGTAATACCAGCAGTATTGTCAAATATAAAATTAAAAAAATCATTAAACGCTATTGACAATGTTTCAAATGTAATAGAGAAAAAGTCAGCTACCTTTTGATTTTCATTTAGAACTTCTGTAAACTTTGCAAAACCTGCTACTATAAGACCAATACCTAATGCTTTTAAAGCACCACCAATTTTCTTAACACCTCCTGCAGTTTTATCAGATGCTTTTTCTACACCTTTTAAACCTTTTGCAGTTTCTTCATTTCCTTTTTTGACTTCTTTATTAAGATTAACTATTTCATCAGTTAGGTTATCAACACCTTTTTCTGCTTTTTTAGTTTCTATATCTAATTGGACTTGTATTACTTCTGCCATTTTATTTCTTTTTTAATTTGTTTAAATCCTTCTTTAAAGGTTTCAGCTAATTTATATTTGCCTTGTGCAATTCTAATTGTTTCTGTTTCTCCGTCTACTATTTTTAATAATTCTAATATATTTTTTATCATAATTTTAAGGTTGACCACATAATATGTTTGTTATAACTCCTGATGAATTTACTGTCATACTCATAAGATATGAACTATCTGTACATCTTGTTGTTGTTTCGCTTGAACCATCCTGATAATATGTTCCTGCTGTTAATGTTGTTGTTAATGCTTGGTCTGTATATATAACATCTCCATTTGCTAAATTTTGTGCATCTCCTATTAGACTATCATAATAATAATCAGAATAATTAGGATATGTTTGATATACATCTGTTAATACCCTAAAGTTTCCAGATACATTATTTATATAACTATTATTAAGTAACTCTATTGAACTTTCTCCTGTTATTAAATTAGTAGTCAAGTTATTTATTGTATAACTTTGATTATTAATAACTACCCTATCATTCATATTTAGCTTGTAAATAATCTTTAATGGCAAATAAGCTTTTAGTTTTGTTAATCTTCTTTTACTATTAAATATGTCTTGTATGTATGTTAAATAATTTTCTTGGAATAATGTTCCTGTAAAATCTGTATCTAAACTATATTCGTTTATTTCTAAATAAAAATTAAGGTTTTTTGTACTCGTAGAAGAACTTGTACTTAAACTATTACTTGGTATATAATAAGAAGTTAATTGACTATGTGTTCCTGACAAGTCATCTTGGAATGATATAGGTGTTGTTCCTGCACCTGTTTGTCTTATAGGGTAAAATATTAATGGCTTACCAAAGTAAGGTTCGTAATTGTCATCTACAAAATATCCGTATTGTATAGTTGTTTCATTATTAGGTGCAGATAATGTAGTGTTTGCATCTACTAATCTTTCATATTGTAAATGTTCAAAAGGTATTGTTACTTTATAAATAGGATTTGGTGCATCAAAGTTATTGCCAACTGTATTATTTCCAGTAAACCCTTCTGAACCCCATATCTTATTTTGTAGTTGTTGATATTGTAAAGCAAGTAATGTTCCTGTTCCTTCATAAGAAAAATCTATTTCTCTATATGGTAAAGCTACATTAACTTGACTTGTGTTTGTATCTACATATTCACTTATATCATAGCTTGTTCCTGCTGCATAAAATTCATCTAACTTTTGTACTTTAATTTTGCCAAAGTCTGCATCTTGTGCATCACTAACATAATAAGCTGTTAAATTAAACATCTTAAATATAGCTGTTAGAAAATCTATAATTTTCATATCAGGTATTTGTTCAGTAATTATAAATTAATTTATAATTACTGA